CCGGCTTGCTGGACGAAACGTCCGAGGGGCCGGTCGGCATGTCGCCGTTTTCGCTCTGCATGTCCTGCGGGCCGGTCGGCATGTCGTGCTCGGCCGCCTTCGCATCGCTGCTCATGGGAGACTCCCCCGCCGAAGCGGTGATGGTGACGGCGGTCGCTGCATCCGCCCCGAGGGTGACGAACGAACACTCCCGCAGCGCGGAGCGTGTGACGACGAGGACAGGACCGGAGAAGGTCTGCCCGTTGACGGTGACTGACTCACCCGCGGCGACGGCCGACGTCTCCTCGACGTCCGCGCCAACCGAGGCTTGCCACTGGTAGCCCTTGTCCCCGAGGGTCACGACCTGGCCGGCCGCCTCCGTCTCGGCGAGGATTGAGCCATCGACGTAGAGTTGCCCGCCCTCGACGCGGGCCGCGGCCTGGCCGAGGACGGATTCGAGGGCGTAGTCGTGCCCGAACACGATCGGCAGCCTCGAGGGCACCGACATGCCGGCAAGGTCGATGACGACGGGGTCACGACTCCACGACTGACGGATGAGCCCGCCCGTGTAGCCCACCATCGAGAACCGCGGGATGCGGGGCGTCGACATGCCCGCCCCATCGCCGTCGTCGGCGCGGAGGAATGTGACGTCGGCCCGGATGGCAATCGGGTTCATGCGTCGGCCTCCGCGTTGACGGGATCAGCCCCGGGGACCACGACCTGTGCCGGCCGGTCACCAAGGGAGAGGCCGAGGTCCGCGAGCAACTTCCGCTCGGCGGCGATCTTCTGAAGCTCGACCGTGACGTCCTTCCCGCGCTTCGCCCACTCGTCGGTCAGCGACGTCGTGAGGGTGGCGAGTTGCGTCTCGACCGCGTTCGCCTCTTTGACCGGGTCGATGTGCTCGCGGCCGTCCCACACCCACGACCAGTTCCACTCCGACACCGGCCGCAGGCCGGCGGGGATGAACCGCGGCACCAGGGCGGCCTCGTCAAGCCACGCGCGGAGCATGGGGTCCAGCCAGACCCGCTCCAGTTCGTCCCGCTCGACGCGGAGATTCAGCGCGTGAAGCTGGCCGTCCAGCCGCGCGGAGGAGTAGTTGTAGGACGAGGCGTCGAACGCCCCGAGGTGGTACGGAAGATTCACCCCGCGCGTGATCTCACCGAGGATCGTGCGGGTGAACTGCTGGTGGGTGTTGGTCGGCTGTTCCGCCTTGAGTTGCGAAACGTCCCACCCTTCGGGCAACGTGGTCAGCGTTCCTTTTTCGATCTCGATCGCGGCGAACGGGTCCACCTCGTCGACGGTCGCGGCCGGGGAGTTGGAGTGGACGAACGCCGCCAGGTCGGCGGCGATCTCCGCGGCCCGGATCACGGCCTCGGTGTACCGGCGAAGGTTGGCCGTGAGCCGCAGACAGCAGGCCAACTCCGACATCCCTCGGTGCTGGCCCGGCCGGGTGGCCCGGAACCAGTGGATCACCTGCGAGGCGTCGACGCGGTCGGCCTCCAGGGCGTTGAAAACGTAGTTGGCCCCCGGGTGCGACCGGAGAACGTGGTACGCGATCACGTTCCCGACAGCGTCGAACTCGATGCCGTCGGCCACGCTGCCGTCGGGGGCGACAGAGTCGGTGTACTGATAGCTCGGGGTGGCGACCTGGTCGGCCTCGATGAGCCGCAGGTCCATCTGCACGCCGGCGGCGTCGAACTTCGGGTTCGTCACCAGCCGGACGAACGCCTCACCGTCGACGATCTTCGACTCGGCGGCGACGCGCAGCTTGTCCGCCAGCCGGCACTGCCACGACCAGTCGAACCACCGCCGGGCGAGGATGCGGTCCGCAGCCGGGTTGCCGGTGTCGGGCAGCCACCGGGGGCCGGTGCCGATGAGGTCGTTCGACTTCGTCGTGCAGATCCCCGAGACGTAGGCGTTGTTGGCCCGCTCGTACCGGGCACGGTTGCGGACGATCCGCCGGATCTCGGGGGCAAGTGCAGCGTTGGCCGACAGGGCGTCAGCGTTGGCCCAGTGCCGGGAATCGTCGGAGGTCTGCGCGGCGTCGTACCGGGCGCGGACCGTCTGCCTGACGACGGTCACCTGTCGGGGCGCACGCTGGGCGGGAGCCTTGCGGCCCGACTTCGCGCGATTGGTGGTGGTGCGGCGCTTCGCCATCACACCGCCCCCGGGGGCTTCAGCGTGTTGAACCGCAGGCCGCGATGGCTGCGGTTGCTCCCGGCGTCGACGGCGGTCCGCGAGGCGAGGTACTTGTCCGCCTCGATGAGGTCGGGCAGCGGCTGCGACTCCACCTCGCCAGCGTCCGTGCGGACGCGGCGGGGGCCTTCGGCCGTCGTCTCGATCTTTCCGGCGATGTCGTCGGGCATGGTGCCGACGCTACGCCACGCTCACGAACCCCGAGAGGGGGTGTGGCACACAGTCACACCGCGCGGCGGACAGTGATTCGTTTCCGGTCGCCTTGCTTCGCCGGTAACTCCACCTTCCGGCGCACACGGCCCCCGGCCTCCGACGAAGCCGGCGTCACCCCGGAGATACTCGCCGCACACGCAGAGCCGACGAGGCAGTCCCACCAGTGGTTTTCACCGAGTCCCTTTTTCCAGACGTCGACCCGGCGGCCCTGCGCTTCCGCCTCTGCGGTCACGGGGTACTCACTGACGAGGTGCTCAAACAGCAGGTCGTGGGCACCGTCGTGGATCGTGATCCCCTCGGGGTCGCCGACGGCCATCTTCAGCCGGGCCGCCGTGAACGTCTTCCAGAAGTTGGTGTCGATGAACGCTTGGCGTTGCTTCACCCCGTCGACCGTGCCGACGATCCAGTTGAGGCCGACCTGATCGCCACGCCCCCGCCGGCCGGCCATCGGCTTGCTCGTGGCCCCGATGCCCTTGCCTTGGGACGGGAGGACGATCGCGGCGAAGGGTGTCTGCCGGGCGAAGTTGCGGACCACCTGCGTGGACCGGCCCCACGCGGCATCGACGAGAAGGCGACCGATCCGCATCTTCGCCCCGTCCTCGCGCACCCATTCGCGGCCGAGGAGGAGGGGCATCAAGGCATCCAGGCCGGTGCGGAGTGCGGCCTCGAAGCCGGCCCCCTTCGCGGCCGATGCCAGCGTACGTTTCGCGGTCTGCGCCTCGAAGAAGCTGGAGCCCTGGTCAGGGTAGGCCCCATAGGCGACGAGGTGACCGCCGAACGATGCCGACCACGAGCACACCGCCCAGTAGAGCAACCGTTCTTGGACGTCGACGTAGGCGGTGAGGGTGGTGTGATTCGCGGGGATCACGCCTCGAGGGATCGGGACCACGCGGGTGGCGAGGGAGCGCTTGTCGAGTTTGTCGGAGGCCATGTCGTCGACGACAGGCTGGTTTTGGAACTCGGCCGCGAACGCCGCCTCCCCGCGGTCGATCCGCAGGTTCCAGGCGTGTTGAATCGCGGACAGTTCGCCGGCCGCCATCCGCTCGGGCCACGCCACGCGGGAGCCGGCGTCCATCTCGGCCCGCCGGTCGGCATAGAAGGCGTCGGCCGCCGCCGTCCCATCGCCAGACCGCTGTCCCTCTCGCCTCAACTCCGCGTACTGGCCCCACAGTTCATCCGCGGTCGGCCATTCGTAGACCAGCTTGGTTCGCTCGCCTTGCCACTCGGGGTGCCGCGTCCGGTCGAGGAGCCGGTCCGCCAGGTCGTCGGTGCGGATCACGGTGACGGTGCAGAGGCCAGCGATCCGCTTCCCGGGGCCGGCGAGTCCGAGGATCGCCCCGGACATGATTTTCTCCCGCGTCGCACACTGGGCCGGGGATGCGGCACTCTCGTCGGTCTGCGGATCGTCGATCAGCACGAGGTCGGGGCGGACCGACTTCCCGTCCGGCCTCTGGTGCTTCAACCCGCGGATGCGGCCGGTGATGCCGGCCACACGGATGCACGCCCCGGCGCCGGCGGCACCCTTGATCCACGGGAGGGTGATCTCGTCGGCGGTCCACTCGATGTGCGTTCGCTCGCCCTGGCTCGTCTGGCCCCGGGCACGGAGGTTGATCCCCTCCATCGCCCGAATCGGGACGCACACCTCCGGGAAGTCCTCGGACAGCGTGTCGTTGTGCTCCAGTTCGCCCTTGATCGAGTCGAGCATCTGAAGTGCGGCGGCCTGGTCTGATCCGATCAGGACAGGGAACAGGCGGTGGCCGTGGATCATGGCCCACTCACAGGCCACTTCGCACAGCGACGTTTTGCCAGACCCGCGGGGCATGGCAAACGCGAACAACTCGCCGCGGAGGACCGCGGCCTCGATCTTGGCGATCGCGGTCAGGTGGTCCGGCGACCACGCGAGCGGAAACTTCTCCGCGTGGTACGTCTCGCAGTGGAGGCGGAAGTTGTCGCGGCATGCGAGCCGGCGGGCCGGGTTGACCGGCGGCGGGATCTCGCCGATGTCGCGGCCGGCGGCGCCGACGCGGCGCGAGCGGTCGGTCTCGGCCGTCTTTCGTTTTTCGTGGCGCAGCTTGTCGCTGATCGCCTGATCCTGCCGGCGTTTCTGGTCGGATCGGATCGCCATTTTCACCGCCGGCGACTGGTGGGCCAAAAACGCATGAACTGTTGTA